CCCCCATATCTTTTTCCGCCCCTGAAATTTGGTTGTTATTCATACAGCATATCAGGCGGTAACGCTCTCCCTTTAACCCACTTATTGTATGATAGTGCTATCCCACAATAAGGAATCAGCCAGCCATGAGAATGACCAGCCGCAAAAAAGAGATACTTAGCTACTTTGAACCGGATAACCTCGAATGGGTGACTGGTGAGATTGGTGCGCCGCCGTTCGATGTGTCGGGTGTGGCCTACCTGCTTCATGGCATGGTGTCGTTCGATAAGCGTCACCAGCTCGAATCAACCCGGCGCACACTGGAAAGCATGGTTGCTGGTGGACTGCTTGAGCGGGTGACAGTGTATGAATCGCGCCAGATACGGCGCGGCGGTGAGACTAACGCAACGGTCGTGCGTTACGGTTTACCCGGTCATTGTGCTGTTATGCGCGATACTGGCGGCGCTGATAACGCAATATCAGGTGAATACATGCGGGTCAGTTAATAGCCTGCAATCTGTCGTTGATGCGGCTCAGGTCGTAAACCCGGCGTTCAATATCCAGCATCAGGAAATTGTGGATCTCGGCCTGCTCAGGATTATCAGACTCTCTGGCCTGTAATAGCAATTCATTGTAACCATGCAAGCCGCCTGAGTTTTCCGCCGGGGTGGTGCCTTTCCCACGCAGGCAGCTAATGGGCTGATTACTCGTATCGTGTGTTTGCTTCTCCAGCACAATGACGCAATCCCACCAGTCGCCAAAGTCATACGTGTAAACCAGCTTGTCACCCTCATTCTGGAGCGCCGCCCATAGTGGCGTGATTGCCGCGTTACCCATGCTTTCATCCTCACCCCATACGCGATACTCGCTACCTGGATCACCTTTACGCCCTTTCTCGAACATATACAGGTGTTCGTCATTCCAGCCAAAAGCTAACTGGATCACGGCATGAAGTTTACTAAAGGGGATTTGCTCTGGAACCAGCACACGCCGCCATATAGGTGGTTTGCTGTCTCGGATGGTTATCTTTAGCTGGTACATGCAAATCCTGAATAAATGCGAATCGGAAGGATAACGATACTGACGTACTCACAATTCTGTAAAGGTGAATAAAGGAAATTTGCTTAATACGCATAAGTTACATGTGGAATAATCCCATATCTACCTGCGCGGCGCTGGCTTCTTCCACTGGTAGGCAGGTGCTCGCATCATTTCGCGGAACCTGTCGCGCCGGGCTATATCGGCATTAACTGAGCGTTCTATCTCCCGTTGATCTGCCTGTGTAAGCTGGTGGCCTCCGTGCTCAAGTTTGGCGATGGTCAATAAGGCTATTTCGCGTGGTGTCATACGTCATACCCTCTGGAAGGATGAAACACGCCCGGATTAAATTTCATTTTTCGCGGGTATGAAAAAACGATGGGGCGGGCAGTCCCGGACAGTCAGGGCTGTAGAGATTTGACTACCCCCTCCCGGTGATAGTTTATTGCTTGATGTGGACGGCTTGCTATATTGGCGGCGAATGCAAATTGTCGCAGAAGTCTATCCCGTTCTATGACGCCCTGTGTGGTTGTGGTGCGAATCGCCCGCGTCACGCCGTTGATTTTAGGCTGCGCTCGGAACGAACATCACGGCGCAGAAGTGTACCAACCGAATCTTGTTAACCCGGCATCGCAGCGCTCACGATTAAGCACACGTGGCGGGTTTTCTCTGGTCATCAACTCAAGCAAGGCATTGCCTCCCTGCATCTCCAGTCGGTATTGCCTATCGGTAGTGGTAATGGCATCCGGCAATAACTTTATGGCGGCCTGGCTAAAGTCTCGCGGTGCGCCGTAAAATTGCGCATCAACAATATGAACCACATCGCCGTTAATCGTTGTCCGATAACGGTCTGGCTGTATGGTAAAGCCCCCACAATGGATAGCAGATAGTGCCGGTGCCGATGAGATCAGGACGGCTGCCAGAATGTATGGCTTCATTCTTCACCCACCAATTCATCCAGTTCAGCCAGCGTCATAGGCTTTGGTACAGGCTTGTCAATATCACCCATAATGCGCTGGAAGTTTCTGGCAGGCATATGGTTACGGTTCTCCAGTATTTTCGCCAGCGCGATAACATCCCACCATTTCAGGGCAATCAGCGCCTCAGCACGGGAAAGGGATATTCTCTGTATATCAGCATCCTCTCCACCAGCCACCCGGTATACCTCTGATAAATCACGAACATTTTTCATGTCTGCTTTCCCGGACGTTTCCATCAGTGCGTTAATATCATCCCCCGTATAGCGTGATTGCGCGACGATACCAGCCAGAGAGATAACCATATCCCGGCATACCTGGTCTATCAGACGTAACCTGGTGTCATCATTCGAGAGGGTGTAAGACTTAACCTCAGCCACATTCCGTGGATAGTTGCCGTGCTGCCATACCGCTACAGCTCCACATTCATCAACATCTCCGCTAAGGTAGGTTTTTGCCACTCGGTTATTACCCGATAACGCAATTTCTACCTCCTGTATGCCGAAAAACCATGCGGCTATCGCATGACCTGCTTCATGTATTGCAAGATGTCTGGGCCAGCGATAGCTGCCGAACTCAATAATGATGGGTTGCGTACTCATATCTTCCCTCTCAGAATGGCGTTTCATCGTCGAATGGTGGGCGTTGGTCAAAATCATCAGGGGTATTATATAACTCCCATCCCGGCGCGGATTGTGTTGTGTGGCCCCTGCTGGCTCCGCTTGCTTTGACTGATTCGGCCCGCTTCCCGCCGGGGCGTACCGTTCTGGCGCTGATCACGCTGTCGGCTACTACCTGATAACCTTGCTGTGTACCGCCATCCTTGCCCGTCCACTGATTGATCTGCATCGCTCCGGCAACACTGACTAAATCGCCTTTAACGTGTCCTGCCAGTGCGTCGGCCTGTTTGCCGAATGCCACCACGCCCAGCCAGAAAGTAACCTCTCCGCCCTCTGCTGCATGGCAGGGCAGTGCCACCGCTAACCGTCCCATTGCCATGCTTGTACCGTTTGCTGTGGTACGGGTCTGGGGATCTGCCACCAGCCGCCCGTATGCTGAAATTTGTGCTGTCATAGATATTTCCTCATGTAGTCACTACCTCCGGGGATAATTTTCATTTCTTCCCTTAAAGGCCACTGCTCCGCCATTGCTGCGGTCGAGTGATTCCCGTCATCACGTCCGGCCTGTGCTGCCGTCCAGTGTGTTGCATATTCTGTAAATCCAATTTCTGCTGGCTGCCTCATCCAGTGGGCGATCATCCTCAAGGTCATTTGCAGGCTTTGGGTGTCGCCCTGTAATGCGCGTTTGTCAGTAAACCCCTTCAATGCTTCACGCTCCTGATAGGTCATTTTCTGGCTGGTTTCTGTATTCATTGCCCACCTTCGTTATAAGCTACCCCCCCCATAGAATCTTTTTGGGGGTGTAATATCCCTACCAATCCCTACTAACTGTCTCAGGCCACGAATGGCAAGGCTTTCAGACTGGTAGGCATTCAATTTTGTTGCCCTACATAACCCTACTTATCCCTACTAAATCACTTCAACGGCATTTTGCTGCCTGTTTTATTTGGTAGGGATATGTAGGGATAAGTGCCGCCGTAAAAGTTTCAATCACATCACTCTGCCCGCTCTCCACACCGTAAGCACGGGGCATGAACTCCTCAGCCTTCTCGTTATAGCCAACGTTGGTCTGCGCTCTGCCGTTAATGCTTCTCGTCAGGTAGCTGGCTCGGTACTCTTTTGCTGCTGATTTTATGGCGCGTGAAAACTTATTGACGGAAAGCGGTTTACCCAAACCGTGATACTCCATAAACGCCAGATAAAGATGATAAAGATATGTCCTCGGCTCTGGCTGGCCTGCCCATGTACCTCCGCCCATCATCATGCCTTTGGGTTCGTTCATGAAAAAAAGCGCCGCACACATATCGACAACCGGATCCGTGCCGCGTTTAACCTCTAGCGCCTCCTGCGAATCGCGCTGCTCTAGTAATAGTGCTTTTGCTTTGTTCTGGTCGGCAAAGGTGGTTAGCAGGTGGCGGATAATCACCGGGATTTCTCGCCTGATTTTTGCTGTTAAATCCGGGTCTTTGTCTGCGTCTGATACCGGGTTATTAAACGGGAATACCCGTAGCGTGACATTGTCGTTCATTGCACTGGCACCTTCAGAGGGATCACCGGCACAAAGCCGGGATGCGTAATGGCATTACGCCGGATAATGTCCGCGTCACGCGCCGCGTTATCAAACCAGGTCGCCGCCAGCACCAGCGCGGGTAAAACCTCATCCGGTGTGCGCTGAATGATCCGTGCAGACTGTTCAAGGCGCGTGTTGATATCCGCATTCAGATCTGCTTTCACCCGGCGCAGCGCCAGAAACAGCGCATCGCTGGTTGTACGGGACAACTCCTTATCAATTGCCGTATTCAGTGTGTCGCGAATGTCAGTCAGTTCTTCCCACGTCGGCAGGTCAACCGTGTTTTTCACCGCCGGTGCATTGTTCAGTGCCGGATGCGTGACGGAAGGCCAGCAAGTGCTCTGCGCAGGTGTTGTTGCCTGCCCCACTGCGGCATTCTGCATCACCGCGGAAGTTGTTAGCGCAGGCACCCGCATCCCGGGAGGCGCATCCTTAAACGAGACCGTAATCTCGCCTTCAGCCTTCTTCGGCGCAGCCTGAACTATCTGATACGGATTGTATCCCTGAGCAGAAACGCCTGTACCGTACGCCCCATAGCCACCGCCCCCCCACTGAGTCGCATTGGCTGCAACCACCGTGTCGCTGGCACCATCAGTAAACCATTCAATAATCGGCTTCAGCTTGTCCCACATATCCTGAAACCACTTAACAACCGGCCCCCAGTTATTGATCACCATCCCCAGCGGCGACCAGGCAAAAACTTTCTTAAGGAGTTCCCAGCCAGCCTCAAAATAAGGACCAATGGTTTCCCAGAGTTTCTTAAAATAAGGTCCGACAACATCCCAGTTAGTGATAATTAATCCCGCAGCCAGGGCTATCGCCGTCGCAATCATGCCAATCGGCGTCATCGACATGATCCTGCTGACAATACTGATGGCACCGCCAACGCCCATCAATCCCAGTTTCAGAATCGCAAGACCGGCAGCAAGCCCGACGACGCCGCGAATAACCCGGGGATTTTCATCCGCAAACTTCGTGAATTTTTCCCCCAACTCCCCCAGCCATTGCGTGATATTTTTGGCGTCACCAGAAAATGCGCCGCCAATAGCCGCAAGGCCGTTAGTTGCGGTCCCCGTCATTGCCTCTGGTCAGATACTGCCATTTAGTAGGCTCCAGAAAGCAAAAAACCCGCCGGGTGGCGGGTTCATTATTGAAGTTTCATTACTGCTTGTTTGCTTCTAACGCTTCAGCTATTCGGCGAAGATACTCATTGTTTTTAAATGAAACCATGATGCACTCAAAGAATATTCGGCAAAATACAGCACATAACAAAAGCACTAAAGCGCCAGCAGCCTTCCCATTAACAAACGTTATAATGGCGGCAACAACCAGAAGTAACATTGTGATGCCATACAGAACGTTGATGATTTTTGGAGTTATTAATTTATCAAATCCGAACATGCGACAAATTCCTTATCGTGAAAGTAGAAGTATCACATTATAATTACGAGTGATTAATCAACAATCTTTTTGCATGGAAAGGAACCGATGATTTTCGGCGCATCCATGCTGTTCTGCAGCAGTTGGACATTCAGGAATCGCGTTTCGGTACCAGGGCGACGAATGTATTCAAAGCCGTAGTTGTTACCGTCTTTGGCAGGCATAAGCCCCATGTCTACTTTCAAACCATTGGTACCCAGTTCGGTGATTTTTTGAGAGGTAACTTTTTCACCGTTGATTGTCGATAACTCGCCCTGGTTTGCAACCATAGTGTAGCCACCGCATTTAACCGTGAAGCCATCCGCCCACGCGCTGCACGCAGAAAAGACAGCTAACAGAAAAATAATACCCCTCATTGCTCATCCCCTTTGCAAAGCCGATTGCGTATACAGATCCGCCGCGCCACGCGCTTCGCACATCATATCCATGTACCACGCCTGGCCCCTTGTATCGCCAGTGTACATAATCCCGCGCACAATATAAACGCCATCTGTTGCGATGCTGGCAGGTTGTGCTGTTGTGCCGCTGAGCGTGATATTACCGTCCGTGTTCTGGTCGGTGATCTTCCCACCAGCCATCGCAATATCGTTGTTCGACAACGCGGTGCGATATACGGAAGCCTGATCCAGTTGAATGAGCCCATTAACCCGGATGTTCGGATTAATAAGCGCGCGGACGTTTACGCCGTTGCCGATAGTCTGCTGCGGCATGCCGATAAGCCCGGTGGCGCTGTTGAGCACAATCGCTTCATGAACATATTCGTTATTCGCCACCATCTGGCGTTGACCGTCCACAAATTGCCATGTTGCGCCACATTGTCCGGCCACGTTATCCATAAGATGCCGTGTCATGCCGAACAGCACCCGCCCTCGAGGGTATACGGTAGCAGGCATTTCAGGCGTCAGTCCTTCGGTCGCGCCTTTGGCCTCAAAGTCTTTCATCAGCGCACGGTTCACATCAGCGACCGTGTAACCGGCAGCCAGCGTCTGTGAGGTTATACTGGTGGCAAATGCCAGATCCGTATCTGCTGCCTGAATCAGGACATAGGAATCAATAGGGCTGTCTTTTCCTGTGACCGAGTAGCGAATTTCTCCGCTGAAAATCAGCCCGTAGTTGCGGCCATCACTCTGGCCCACATCTGCCGCGTCGACTTCGCGCACGGTCCCGACGTCGCTTGCCGCCACCTCCGGCGCGATACCGTCGTAACCGGCAATCAGCCGCACTTTCGAAAATTCCTTCCCGGTGATTCGGTTCACAGTATCTGCCAAGAGGTTATAAATTTTGATAGTCCCTACCCGGGACGCGCTGCTGATGTTGAACCAGTCGATCGTAAAGGTGACTTTGAAATCACTTAGCCCAATTCCCTGACCGTTCCCGTCCACAAGCTGCACCTCTAAATGTCTCATCCAGTTCTGTGACATGCTTACTCCGTTGATACCAGTAAATGACTGCGGCCACCCAGATCAGTTTTCGAGGGATAATCCTGTGTGTTGTCATCGCAGACCACCACCAGCTTAAAACCAAGCCCCATACAGGCGTACTGCGCCAGCAGATCAGCGCCAGTGACGAGAGGAATACCGGAGATTACCGGCTCCCCTCTGTCGTTCTGCAGGTCCATAATCCAGTAAGGATCGCGCCATATGATGCTAATCTGCCAAGTGACACCACCCAGGACGATGCTGAACTGCTGGTTGTCCGCTGTCAGCGGAATTTCCTGAATTGTCATTAGCCGCCTCCCAGTAATGACGCCACGTTACCCGTGATGCTTTTCAGCAGTGAAGTATCTGGAGGCTTTGTGGTTTTGTTGCCGCTGTTCTGTACCGCCGACGTGCTGGCCCCTTCCTTCATGTTGGTTTTATCCGCGACGGTAATCTGCTGCGTCCGGGAGATAAGGACCTCCCTCAGCGTGAGGACGGCGGACAGGACGTTTTCGGTTGTCTTGTCCGTCGTCACCTCCAGCGCCCGGATCAACATGTTGCTGTACAGCCGTTTACCGGTTACCACATCGAAGGGGATACGGCTTTCCTGCAGATCCAGTAGCTCCTGATACGTCTGCTGAGGACTCAGGCCGAGCATGCTGGTAGCCGTCAGATTACTGGCAAAATCCAGCAATGCACCGCCACCGGCGAAACCAACCTCCATCACCACTTCTGACGGTTTTTTATAGGCATGATCAGCGACAGCGGCCCCGACCTCTACCGGATGCTCTGTTATTTCAAGCATATCTGTATGCTTCTCTGAAATAACAACACTGGGAACAATCATTCCTATTTTTCTGCTCTGCTGATGAAAAAGTGTAGAGAGAATATCCACTAACCCACCCTCACCTGATTACTTCGCATGACCTGAGCATTTGCAGACTGTTGCCGACGTGCAACCTCATTACCGACAGCGTGCGGATCTCCGCCACCGTAAATGTGGTAAGTATTTTGCTGGTTAACCTCTGTCATTTTGCCACTAATTCCCGCCACGGCAGCCTTATTAATCAGCTCTCGAGAATAGATATTTCTTCCATTTTCATGCTGGATAATGCTGCTCATCAATGCTGACATGGTTTGCGGATCGCTCATATTCAGGGCAGCCCGGGGATCCACTCCCAGTCGTTGCGATACAGCCCTGATATACGCAGTTGTGTTGTTATTATCAGACGCAGGTGCCCAGGTAGAGATAATTTTCTCCACACTGTTTATTCCCCGTCCGGCGTACAGCATTAACTGACGAGCAAGAGCCCGTAATCCATCAAAAGCAGTTTCAAATCTGGCAAATCGCCCGCCCGGGCGTTCAAGAGAAGCCCCTGCCTGACCAGCAAAATTAAGGTTTCCCGGATTGTTATTCCGTTCTCCTCGTTTCGTAGCCTGTGCATATTGTTCCGGCTCATCATCACCAAACCAGCCGCGTACCGTCCGGCCCACACTGCGGGGATCGAATCCCCAGTGCTCTTTAATCCAGTCGGCAGTACTGTTAGCGCTGTCTGTAACCATCGGCATCGCTGACGGATTTTCGCTGCCCTGATTAAGTATCTGTTTGCCGATGCTGACGGCATCAGCCCAGCGGCCATCTTTGATAGCGTTGAGCAGGTCGGCGATCATGTTCAGCATTTTGCTGAATTCGCCCATCTGGTCGATGAAGTTGCTGAAATCCCACTTCAGGGACCATGATTTGGGGTCAATATTGAGCAGTTTCGCCAGCGCTTTCGCCAGTTTATTAACAGACCCTTTCAGGTCACGAACCATCTTCAGCGCGGCATCGACCTCCGGCTTCCACTTGCCCCAGTCAATCAGGCTGTCGCCGCCTTCCTTCCAGGTCTGATAGTCCTCCCACAGAAGGGCAATCCCCGCCGCCAGCGCGGTAATGAGGCCAACCGGCGACATCCAGAACGTACTGTTCAGAATGCGCAGCGCAATCGTCAGCGCGCCAAACAGCGAGATGAGCTCCCGCGTTTGCTTATCCAGCGATTGCCACCAGGTGATGAGGCCTGATGTTCCTTCAATCAGTCTGAAGAACAGCCGCCCGATAATATCCCCGAGCGCCAGAATGCCTTTTATGGCTTTCGTCAGGGTCTGCTCGATACGCGGGAAGTTGTCCAGGATATGGCGGCGCAGAGTGTCCAGCGAACCCGCAAGCCCACCCGCAAGATTAGAGCCGATTTTGTCACGGGCCATGCCTGCCATCGCGCCAAACTCACGCAGGGAGGTCATAAATTTGTTGGAGCTTCTGGCCGCCTCGTCAGCATTGAAGCCGATAGCTTTCGCCATTGCGCTGTACTGCCCGGAGAAACCACCCACACCCCGGCGCATAGCCATCAGGGTATTTTCGTCAATGCCCAGCATCTGCGCATACTGGTTAGCCCGGTAATACGGCATGCTGCTGAGTTTCTGTCCAACGCCCGTAAAAATAGCGGCCATGTCACGCATGTTACCGCTGGCATCCCGTGTCTGTACCCCAAGACGATTCAGAAATCCCTCAGCCCCGGGGTTATTACGGATAAAACGGGCAAGGCTCTCCAGTGACCCGCGCGCAGCATCTGCACTGCCGCCAACCTGCGAAACCGCATAGCCAATAGACTGAATTCCCTGGACTGTCGCTCCAGTGCGCTGTGACGCCCAGTAAAGATTATCCAGGCCGGAGGCGATCTTAGCCGTGAAGGCCACCACGGACAGCGCAGCTCCTTCAACAGCCAGCCCCATTTTGATGACATTTGCAGTTGTACCGGCGAGGACAGAACCGAACTTTTTCGCTCCTGCATCATCCACACTGAAGCCAAGCGAGACGAGGAAATCTTTAATAGTTTCAGCGCTCATTATCCTCTCTCCATTTCTCAATGCGCCGCTGGTTATCCGCTTTTACCGCCAGATGGTCATTCAAGAGAGCAATGTCGTACAAATCGACAGAGCCATCTTTAAGTGCTGTATAAGGAATTAACCCGGCGTCAACCGGATTGAGAAGGTAAGACAGCCCGTCCGGCAGGCTGTTAAACGTCAGCCCTGTTGCAGGCTCTGCGTCGTGCTGGTAAGGGGTGTAGGCAAAAAATTTCCCAGCGAATCGGCGACCACCCGCGCCACCAGATGCAGCATGACCAGCAAGTCAATATCATCAAACATCAGTTCGCCCTGGGTAAATACCGGAACCCATCCGTCCATATGACGCCGCGATACCACCGCAAGACAGGGATGAATAATCGCACTGGTGTCATCTTCGGTCAGGGAAGACAGTTCCTCAGCGATACGCGGGAGCATGGTTTCAAACACCGGTTTTAACTGCTCGAATTTCACGGTGTCGATTTTGCCATCAGCAGGCAAACGGGAGCGAATGCTCCCGAAATCTGACATCATTCCTGCCAGCACCGGCAGAAGTTTGCGGGTCACTTTCAGCTGATCAAAAACGCTGAGTTTTGCCGCGCGATATTTCACGCCTTTGATTTCGAATTCCATGTATTAAAACTCCCCGAGAACCTGGTCAATCTTGCCGCAGTCAAACACCCACGGCATCGTATTACCGGTTTTAGCGTTGGCATTATCCGGTTGTTTCTGGAACGCAACACTGCGTGCCGTGATGATGTCGCCGCTGACCTTGTTTCGGATCACAATAACGTTATTCCCCCATGTGGCAGAAGACTGGCTCTGTGCGTTATACGCCAGCGACAATTTTTTATTTGTCGGTGATGTCTTCAGAAGGTTAACGGTAATCGTCCCGCTTTTATCTGCATGGAGACTGTGCATCACTTCGCCATCAGCACCGATGGTCATGGTGTTTTTAGGACCGCCCATCGCAACCACAATCCCCTCTTCAGAACTTGCAGAACCGTAGCGGCGTCATGTCCGCTTTCTACCCGCACGAATCTGAATTATCACGCCGAGTTAAACAATTAATCAGAGCAGCAAAGAAACAACTGGAGGCGTTATGCGCAATGAAATAGCCATCAATCACCAGATGCTTCGTGCTGCACAGAACAAAGCAGTAATAGCCAGATTTATTGGTGATTCCAAAATGTGGCTTGAAGCAAATAAAGCGATGAAATCAGCGATCAACACTCCGTGGTATCGCAGGAAATGAGTTTTACAGATAACTGGTCAGACGAAGAATTCATTCGTCAGATGAAAGAAATGCTCAATCAGCACAAAGAACAGGAGAAAGATGATGATTCTGACTCTGAATGATAAGCGTGAAATATCGCAAATCATCGCAAGTTTTACCGATGATGATTACGAACGAATCAACAGTGAAGTTGATCGCCTCTGCAAACGTTGCGACCCAATAAGCGAAATGCTTCGCTCATATAAGCCAGATGAACACACTATGAACCGCCCCGGGTTTCCTGGAGAGTGTTTTATCTGTGAACTCAGGCTGCCAGATCATCGTTTCCGATGGAAGCATAATAAGCTTTTTCTGCTTCTGCCGGAGGAGTATGGCCCAGCCTTCCCAGCAATCGTCGATTGTTATACCAGTCCACCCACGTTAGTGTGGCCAGTTCCACTTCTGCACGGTTTTTCCAGCTCTTACGGTGTATTACCTCCGCTTTGTAAAGACCATTGATGCTCTCAGCCATCGCGTTGTCATAC